CATCTATCATTCGAATATTTATTGTATTGTTGAAAGGCGGGTTACTCAAGCGGCGGCGATCTGCGCTTGCAGCTTCTTTTCAAGGCGCTTTGCCATGTATGGCAACTGCAACGTGAGAGCCTTTATGCGGTAGCCTAAAACGGCGTTCATGCGGCGCTGCATGTCGGCAACGTAGCTTTTTGTTATGCCGATGATGATTGCTTTACCGTTCGATGTCTTGCGCGGTGTCAGGTATCCGCCCGCCGCGTTGTGCCTCTTCACCCATGCCGGAATCCCGCGCAATGCGCCGAGCGTTGATCCTGCCGCCGCTGGAATCATCGAGGCGAACATTCCGACATTTCGTTCTTTTCGTTTTCGATATTTTGTGAGTTTGGCAGGGTCAGACACGACCATTGAAGGTGTCCTGCCAACGACTCGCCCATTCTTTGCGCGTCGGTTTTGGTGCTCTGTGCCGCCATCGAACGCCTGCACCTTCATCATGTAGGCAGGTAGTCCATCCACCTTTTCGGCAATGGTCTGCATTCGCTTGAAATCCTTGGCGATACGCGCCTTCCAGTAGCTAGCCGCCGCGCCTTTGTCGATGGCTTTGAGCGCTGCATAGACGACGCCAGGATTTGCGTAAACTCTGGCGAGGTCACGCCTGACGGCACGCTCGCCCTGCTTCTTTGCATCGCCTCCGCGTGCGTCCTGTGAGTGTGGCGGTGTGATCTGCACGATGCCACGTTGAGCGCGTCCAGACGTGGAGATTAAAAGCCTGCACTGCTCTTTGAGAAAGTCGTCCTGCGTCGTGACGGTCTGCCCTGGAAACTGGCGAATGACTGCCAGCATCTTGCTCATGTCGAGGCTGGCGGTGATGGTCATCGTGCGATCCTCAAGCCCAGCGTGACACAAGCCGAATCAACCGTTGCGCGCCGGACAGTGTAGGCAATTCCGTCGATGGTGACGGTCTTGTTTTGCAAGGTCTTATGCACGGGTTTCGTGATGGCGCGGAATTGGCCTTTGCTACACGCGAGCGTTGCGTTTACGCCGATAAGCATGCCGTCGAGTTCAAGCTCATGGTCGCCTTCAAACTCGTTTAAAATGCCAGTGTATGCCTTGCCATCCATCGTCCACGACGTGACGCCAAACATGGATTCAGCATCGGCAAAACATTGGTCATTGAAAGAGTCGAAAGCGTTCACGAATGGCGCGAAATGTCAAAACAAAGGAGGCGTCCCTTGCGAGACGCCTCCAAACTTCACACCACATGAAGAGATTGTTAGCCGATGATGACCGCAAGGTGCTCTGGCTTGATGACGCTCATGCCGTAGGCGATGGCGACTTCATACTTCACCATGCGCTGACCGGGCCACATGCTCAGTTCAAAGCTGATGCCTGTGTTCGGGTCGGTGATGATGGTGCGATCTGCACAAAGGTCGCCTGCCTGGAACTTGGGAAGGCGGGTCGCCAGCGTGATGGCATTGCGAGCGAGGGCAATGTTGCGGGTCGATGTAGCAAGCACCGTGATGGCGCGTGTGGCTACGCCCTGAGCTTTTTGCAAGCCCGGAGCGGCGAGCGTGAGGCTGTCACCGGATGCAGGATTTGCACCAGCGAAGGATACGCTGGCGACCACATACTTGTTGGTGTCGTTGGCGAAGCTGATGATGTCACCAGCGGCCACGACTCCGGTTCCTGCTGTTGCCAGAGGGATGACGGTCTGGCCGACGGTGAATGCAGCGCTTGTGCTGGTGGCGGATGCCATAGCGCCAGCCGTTACTGGCGTGATCTGCGCGGATTCGCGGATGCCGAACCCGTAGAGGTCGCCCAGGGAACCATTGCGGAGCAGTGTTGCGTCGCCGGATTCGTTGACTTTGTAGAGATTCGAGATGCCGCGCAGAGCAGCGCCTGCGGTGGTGTCGAGGACCACTGAGCGGTCAGACATTGGAGCGCCGTTGTCGTCGAGGATTTTCTTCGCGTTGGCGAAGTCACCCAGAACAGGAGCGGTTCCGGCGGTGGTGCCGTAAGCGCGGGAAGCGCCTTTGTAGGCGGCAGCATAAAGAGCAAGCTCGATGCTGTTGGAAAGCTGGCGGAATTTCTGCGCGAGTTGATCCTGCATTATGCGCTCCATACGAGAGCCTGTGTTCACGCCGAATTCTTCTTCAGCCGTCCAGTTGAAGCCGACGCTCTTGTAGCTGTCGATGGTGAGCGTTTTCGCACCGATGGTCTGATCGGCAGCGGCGGTCACGGTCATTGCTGGCGTGATGTCTCCGATGCTGTCACCAGTGGGCACGACGGGGGAGTTGATGGTCTGCCCCTTGGCAATGGTATCGGCGGCAGCGTCAACATTGACGGCACCGATAAGGCCAGTGAGTTCGCGTGAAACGAGGTCCAGTGCGCGGAAAGCGACCGGGATGAGATTGGTGATGGTATTAGCCATAGTATTTGTTAGTTAGGAGAGTTTGAGGAGTGAAATGGTTGCAGGATTAGACGACGCTTCCGCCGTTGCGGCAGAACTCGGACTGAGCGGATGGCGTGAGGCGTTCAAAGTCCTCGCGTGACAGTGATGTGCCGCCTTCCTTGGCTACGGGATCGCGTTTGATTGGATCGACGCCAGCGGATGCAAGGCGCTCGATGACTTGAGCCTCCACGGCGGCTTCGGCAGCAACGGCGCGAGCATCGGCTGCAATGACTGCGGCTTCTGCGGTGGCGAGTGCGGCGGCGCTTTCTGTTGCGCTTGTGGTTAGCGCGTCCACGGAAGCGGAGAGCGATGCATTGATGCTTGTTGCGCTGGCAAGTTCAGCCTGCGCCTCAGAGAGTGCAGCGGCGATGGTTGCGCTGGATGCTTGAGCATCGGTCAACGCGGTCTTGAGTGTGGCAATTTCTTTGGATTGAAACATGATGTTGCTAGGGTTTGGGTTGTCAAAATTGGCTACTGCATAAGCAGGCGCGTGACGTATTCGTCGAGAGTTTCGCCTGTGAGTTCATCCACTAGGCCAAGCGTTAGACCTTCGGCAGCGTCGAACCATTGGCCTTGCATCGTGGCGTCTTCGACCTGTGGACGGCGAGCATTCACGGCGGCCTTGAAGTTGGCGTAGAGGCTGTCCACTTTCGTTTGCAGCATTGCGCGTTCCTCGTCGGCCAGCGGCTTGTAATCGGCGCCAACGGTCTTCCATTTCCCGCCCTGCATGACGTTCACTTTCACGCCTTGCGCGTCTAGGCGTCGGCTTTGGTCAATCATCGCGAGATACACACCAATGCTGCCCACGATAGATGATGGAGCGGCGGCGATGTGGTCGCAAGCAGACGCGAGATAGTAGCCAGCCGAGCAAGCCTGAGTGTTGATGTAGGCGTGAACCTCTTTCGCTTCGCAGAGTGCGAGGATGCGCGAATACGTTTCGTGAACTCCAACAACGCTGCCACCTGGGCTGGCGAGGTCGAGAACGATCTTGTCAGCGCTGGAATGCAACGCGAGAGCAAGCGCGGAGTCCACGTCGCACAGGTCAACGCCGCCGTAACAGTCCATCTCCATTGCGCCGATGCGCTTATCGATTGCGCCGTCGATCTTGATGACGACTACGTTGCCGATCTGTTCGTAGATGTTGGAGACTCGGTTAGACGGTTCTTTTGGCACCATCACGGGCATGACATCCGACTCCATGCGCGCCAGCAATGCCGACTCGAAGCTTGCCCGCGTTGGAGCGTGAAGCATTAACGGTTGGCAGAAAAGTTTTGCGAAAAGATGCGGGTATGACTTCATGCGTTCGGGTCTGGTTGGTTCACGTTGATGACACTTTGCGAGCCTGGAGTCGCCTCCATCACCCAATCAATCGGCACATCGCCGTCGGCATACATCTCTTTGATATATTTGAGGAACTTGTAGTTATCCCGCGCCTCTTCATATGCGTCGAGTCCCTGCTCTTCAAGGAACCGCGGAATGCTCATCGCGCCGTTTCTTGTTAGGGTCTTGAACGCGCTAGCCATGCGGCCAACGTCAACGGTGATCTTGCGCGGCCCACGGAAGACGAGCTTGGAATACCAGAGCGGGTCTTTGGGCGCAGCAATCCTGCCCTCATTGATCGCTTTTGAAACCTTCCAGATGACTTCACGCCGAACCATCTTCCAGACGATGGTATCATAAAGCATGTCGAACGCGCTTTGAGCGTCTTCGGCATCGTAGCGGGCAGCGGTGCCGCCTGCGCGTGCCATGTCCCACATGACTGAAAACGGCGCATCGTAGCCGACTGACATTTGATGGAAAAGCATCTCGATAAATGCCATCACGTTCGCGCCTGGATGCTGGCTAGAATGAAGCTGCATCTCGCCGGATTCGCCGAGGTAGTTAATCATGCCGCCGCCAAAAACTTTCTCCAGCGCCTGAATGTCTGATGAGTTGCCGACCTCTCCGCCCGCGTTGTTGATCTTGTTTAGCGCGCCTTTTTTGCCGCGCTTTGCCGTGCCCTTAACGCTAACAGCAAGCGCTGAGTGCAGCTTTGCCGTGCCAGTGACGAGAGCGTTGAGGTCTAGCGCGTCGATGCCCTGATTGAGTCCTGAGTAGCCCCAAGGCATCCCACGATGACCGCGAGCACGACGGCGGCGGTGAATGTGAATCATGGAATCAGCAGGCACGAAACGATAGGCGGCGTCACCGTTTGCCCCTGAGCGGGCCAGGGCGCGCACTGCGTATTCTACCGGGCGCTCAAACTCGTTGATCCTGATGCCGTCATCCCATTCGTTCGGATCGTAATTTTTGCCCCAGGGTGTTTCGATCTCGAACACGTCCAGCGGTTGCATGGCAGCAAAGCCACTCAACGGGTGAGCGGTCATCACTGAATTGTATTCGCCGTCCAGAATGATCGTCTCGGCTGCGATGAGCTTTGCCTCCCATCCATCCACACTGCCGTCGATTGAATAGACGGCGGCATTGTTCCACCATTCCTCGACATCTCTCCGCATGGCATCATTGAAAACATCGTCTTCCGACAGACATCGAAAGTGGATGCCTGAACCGACTGCGTGACGTGCGAACTTGCGAATCATGCGCGTCACGAATGCGCAGTTAGCCTCAAGGGCGCGGTGCTTTTTGATGACTTCGCGCCGTGTGTATGGCGTCAGCTCGCGGCGTGAGTTCGTCGGAAAATTAACGAATGCCGAACGATTCGCGCTGGTGTTCGCGGAGTCGTAGGCGGCGGTCCCTTGTCCTGTGGTCGTGTCGCTCATCGTCTAATTTCGGAGAAGTCCGCGTAGGTTGTTGAAACTTCATCATCGTTGTCGCCATCGCTTAGATAGATTTTCAGCGCATCGCGGCAGGCTTTGAGAGTCTGCGCGGCGGTAAGCTCAACGACGCGAGCGGCAGATTTGCCGTTAAGGCTCGTATTTGTTAGACTAGAAAGTGAGCCATTCCCGGCTGCGACTTGAGCGCGTGCAGCCTTGAGCATCTTGTCCACGAAATCAGTGGAAGCATCGGCCTCCATTTCGGAAACGAGGATTTGTGTGAACTCGGCGACGGTCATTTAATCGCCGCGCATGTCAAAACGCGAACGCCCCTCGCAGGGATTAGCCGCGAGGGGCGCGCATGAACACCACAACAAAGGAACAACTGGCGGGATGTGTCAAAACGCCGAACTGCCGATGCACCGAACTTCTCTATGGCTCAGTCGGTAATCTTTTTGTTGTCTGGAAATAGATTCAGCACCTCTTGGGCGATTCGACGCTGGCAGATTTCCAAGTATTCTGCGTTGATCTCGATGCCCACGAATCGCCGTCCGAGTTCCTTTGCCGCTTTCAGCGTCGTGCCACTGCCAGCGAACGGGTCGAGCACCACGTCGCCGGGGTTGCTCCATGACTGGATGTGATCCTTTGCGAACCGCTCAGGGAACGGCGCTGGATGGTCGGAGTTTTGCTCTTGGTTCATCCGCCACACATTCGACCGCTTGCCATATTCCTTGCGTTCCACGATGCGGCTCGTTGACGACTTATCAGCTTTGAGCGATCCATTCACTTTCACCGTTCCGCTTGTGATTTCGTTCCGACGATCCTCGATCAGATTGACCGTTTTTGGCCGTCCTTTTGTGAGGATGAAGGCATACTCGAAGTTCTGCGCGTAGCAGTTGGGCGATCCAAGCGCACCCGATCCAGTCTTTTCCCATATCATCGTGTCCATGAGATTGATTCCAATGGTCTGGAAGTGGAGAGCTTGGCGCATTGACGTTCCTGATTCGTTCCCGTCTTTCGTCGCGTCTCCGACATTCCAGACGATCACCCCGCCCGGCTTGAGCACTCGCTTGAGCAGCCACGCCACGCCGTAGAAGTCCCACGAATGTCCGCCGTAGGTTCGCAGGTCGTCGTATGGCGGCGATGTCACCACCAGATCCACGCTTTCGGCAGGCATCGACGCCAAGGTTTCGCAGTTGTCCCCTAGGATCACGCGATCCAAGAATGAAGACAGACAACAAGGCATCGCAGCCAATGACTGCCCGGCGGGAGTCGATGGCGAGAGCGGAGCGGTAGGGCGGGCAGTCATGGCTGGATTTGATCGTTCGGCCAACGCCTCTTTCCGCAGGTGCAATCAATGCCCCAGCGAAACATCCACTCTCCGCGCTCGGTTAGTTTGCTACCGCAGACAAGAGTTGAGTCCTCCTTGTATGAGGAGCATGACTCCGCGCAGTTGTCGCAAGTGGCCGAACAAGGCGCTGCACGGTCAACCGCCGGGGCGCTGGGTGTAGTAGATGCGTTTTCTTGGCTCATAGGTCAGTGTGTTTGTGGTTGGTTTCCGCCCCCGGCAGCGCCGTGAGCTTGATCGTTCGGCCTCCTATCGTTGCCACCGTTGCAACTGTCAACAATTATTCTCCTCCATCCACTTGTCCCGCACATCCGCGAGCGCGCTTTCAACCGTGCCGCGTAAAACCTCATGCATCTTTTCCGTGTCAGCTAGATGGTTGGGACCGATGCAAACCCAGACGAGCTTTGTTGATCCGTCCGGCATCATCTTCTCCTCGGTGCGCTCGTTGCACGCCATTTCTCGGTAATCCGCGCCAGTGTTGCGCGGTAGCCACCAGAGCGTTTTGTGTTCTTTGATGCAGCCGTAATATAACTGCTGCTTGAATCCATCATCGTAATACCAAACGAGGTCTTGCTGGTCGTCATTCACCGGAGCGCTTCGCACATCCTGCCCGCGCAACTGTGCATAACCTCCGCCCTTCGATGGGCTGAATACGTCGGCATTCTTGAGCGTGAAATTATACACTTTCTTGTTAGATTGCGCTTCAAAGCCTGAGTCGATGAGTCCAGCGTGAACGATGAACTTTTGAATCTCGCCCTTTTCGTCGGTCCAATGGTATTCATTGACCTCGCCCTTTGAGTTCGCTTTGATGCCTGCCAGTTCCTCGATCTGATCCCATGAAACGGCGCTGCCGTAGTCGATGAGCGCGGACCATACGGGAAGCTCTGGCATGTCGAATGCTACGCCCCATGCGCGAATGGACCACCAGAAACAGTCGCCTTGCACGTCCACCGTCATCGTCAGCATCTCCGGCTTGCGTGGAATGGATCGCAGGAAATACTCTGGCGAGCGAGCAATCACCGCGTCGATGTCGTCTAACTTAATGTCGGTGGCTTTGCGGATGAATGGCAAGCCTAACGTTGAATTGAAAAAGTTATGCATCCGACTCACGTTGCCGCGTGCCTGCAAGAACTCCTTGGCAATTTGGCCCCAGCCCTCAAACGGCGAGTAGCCAGCCCAGCAATGGATCGATGGATGGTCAATGGCGGCGTTCGCATTGTGGGCGCGGAGTTCGTATCGGCGAAGCATCCACGAAAGGCGTGACTGCTCTATCTCTGCGAAACATTCGCCGCATTCGTAAACCGTCTCAAGCTCAACGCGCTCCACGTCGTAAACGCCAGCGGCATTCTTGCACGACTCAAACTTGAAGCGGCCCGTCTTTTCCGTGCGCTTTTCGCCAGCGGGAAGCGGTGAACCATCGGCGTTAAACGGCACTTCCTTCTCTTCGGGAAAGAACGTGAGGCGCTGCATGGCTTTGCAGTGCGGGCATGGCAAGTAAACGTAGTTCTGAGAACCAGACTTGAACCGCGTCCATATTCGGCCCCATTCAGTCGTCGGCGTGCTGTTCTCGACTATCTTTCGCGTGTGGCGGAATTGCTTTGTGCGGGCAATAGCTAAGTCCTGCGC